TATCGGGAATGTGATCATATTCCGCCGGACGGCGAATTCCTTTAACTGCTACTTCTGCCGCAAAATGTCGATACTCCTCCTCTTTCCACCCCAGCAGTTCAATCAGCTGTTTTTCGTAGGGCAGTAGCGGAACCAGCGTGCTGGAATTTTTCCGATAGGGCACCAAGCCACGGCGTCCAGATGCTGATTGATGTAAAGAACCCCGTCGTGACATGCCACCACAAAAATCGGCGTGGAATCCGTGGTGATCCCAACATCGCCATTGTAGATAGCCCCTTCAACTCTTTTGCCCCAGTTCAGCAAAGCCCGGCTGATCGTGAAACGGCTGTCTGTGTACCAGCTGTCTTGGAACGAGGGCGTCGGGATCCCCAGCCTGCTGAGCACTTCGTAGACCATCTGGATGCAGTCGATGGTGCCGTCGCCACCGCCAAGTCGATAAGGGCGCCCGATTAAATCCAGGCAGCTACTGGAGACTGACATTGCTGGACGTTGGAAGGTTGCCAACAAGAACCTTGGTTAGGCGTCGCGCTGGAACCATGCCCTGCACCGCATCCAACACCGTATTGATGGTCAGGTTGACGGTGGTCTCATCCCAGCCGCCTTCGCTGATTTGCCCGACGTAGTTGTGGACGATTTCTGATTGGGTGCGGTCGTTTAGATCCAACAGCCTGACCTCTACTTCAGCAAGCCACGATGCTTGGACTGCCGTGGTCACCCAACTCCTGGTCAGCGGGTCGTTAGGGAACACCAGCGTGGCGTCAACGTTGTCGCCCTTGAAATTGACGGTCATACCGCTGAAGCCGAACGGGGCAAAGCCGTAGCCGTCAACGGTTTCTTTGATGTTGAAGTTTTGGTATCTGGCGACCACTTCGCCGTCGCGGGTGGTGAACGTCAGGTAATGCCCTAGTGCTAGCTCCATCAGAGACCAATCCTTTTACGGGTCGCGGTGCTCATCTGCAGCTTACGAAGAGCCTTGGCTTCCCCTGCAGCAGAAGCTTGCTTGACAATCGCGGGCACTTGGTCTTGGCGGATGTACTGGCTGTCGTTGAAGTTGAGCACGCCGCCCTCGACAACGATGTTGGTTGGGGCTTCTGCAAGGGCAACTCCGCCGCTGCCGCCAGTCGGATCAGCACCGCTGACAACGGAATTACCGCGAACACCAGAATTCCAGCGGGACATGGCGCTGTCCATTTTGTTGGCGGGAATGACGTATTCACTGCTGCCGCCTTCGCCAATCATCGCCTTGGTAGGGCTAGTAACGTATCCGCCGTCTGCGAATATTCCCGTGGGGAAAAGCTTTTCAGTGGACAGAGCACCTGACCCAGACAGGGCATTGCCTACGCTGTCTAAAGTTTTTTCGAAAGGACTAGCCAGCGCATTAAACAATGTCTGCAGAATAATTAGCTGCAGCTGTTTGGCGATAATTTCCAGCGCCATATTTATGAAGGAATCACCAATGGAGGCGAAGGCATCACTTAGCGCTTCTTGAGTAGATTTTGAGCCGGTAATTACATCACCAAAAGCAGAACTAAACGCATTACTGATTGCAGCCGCGCCTTCAACGATTGTCTCGGTAGCGACCTTGATAGGATCTAGCTCTTCTTTAAGCTTGCCAATTTCTTCCGCTAAGCCACCGGCGATTGTATTTTGCCCGGAAACTTTTACGTCCGAACCTCCCAAAACCTTCTCTGTAATTTTTTCGGCTTTTTTAAGTTGATCTTCGAGCTCCTTTGTTTGCAGCTCAAGAAGCTCAAGCCTTCTTATCTCGTCATTAATAGTACTCAGATTGATTTGCTGCTCGGCATTCTTCAGTTCCGCAATCTGTTCGGCGCGGTCTTGATAGTCGTATTGGATCTGAAGGCGCTGACGCTCAATCTCCGAAACCTCACCAGTCAAAACAGCTTGACGGGAGAATTGAGTAAATAATTGGTTGCCAGTCTGCAGTGAACGGGCAAGTTCGTCGGCAAGTTTTTTCGCATCTTTTGCCGCTTTATCGGCGCCACTTGGCTGCATTAAGGCAGGAATTTCGCTTTGCTGAGCAGGGGCTTGCTGTTGACCCAATTGTTTTTGAGCCTCAAGATTTGCTTGTATTTTTTTAAATATCATGCCTTGCAGCTCAACCGCTCTTTGGGCGTTCGGATCGTCAGGACCAATGCTTTGCAAAAGCCGTTGATATTTTTGTAGGGCTTGTAAATTTTGCTCGATTCCAGCCGCATTCTTTTGGGAGCTAACTTGTTCAATCCCTTTGGCGATATTGTCAACAGCCTGACTTGTCGCCCCAGCGTTTAGAGCTTGTCGAGCGATAAAAACATTCTTAGTAAAGCCCGCCTCTCTGCCTGCTGCCAGTAATTGATTGATGGTATCAACTGCTTGAATGGCTTGATTTAGAACTGCCTTGATTGCGGGGGACAAGACGGTGCCCACCGTGCGAGCAAGTTGTTCAATTCCATCCTGAAGGGTGCTTAAGCGGCCAGACAAGGTGTCACTTTGAGCGATAGCACCATTGGCATATTTGCCGCCAGTGTTGGTTAATTTTTGAATTGCATATTCAACTGCCTCAGCACTAATTTGACCCTTGCTTAATGCCTTTTGGAATTCCTCGCCACTGAGCCTGTATTCCTCTTTCAGTACCTTCTGCAGCGCAACGCCGCGCTCTTGAAACTGCAGAAGTTCTTCGCCCTGCAATCGACCCTTAGCCTGAACCTGGCCGTAAGCGGTGACAAGACCTTGAAGCTCGGCACCTGTTGCACCAGAGACATCAGCAAGCCGCCTAGTGGTTTCAACGACCTTTTCGGTTTCAACCCCGAACGCCTGAAGTCTTTTGGCTGAATCAATCAGCTCTGTACTAGTAAACGGAGTGACTGCACCTATTCGCTGCAACTCTTTAATAATTACGCCCGCTTTCTGTGCGCTTCCGGTTAAAACTTCTAGGCTGCGACTTTGTTTTTCGATCTCAGCTGTTTTACCGAAAACAAATTTAAAAGTTTGTACTCCAGCAAATGCCGTGGCTAATTTTGAAACGGCACCAGTCAATCGACCGAAAGACCGCTCAGTCTTTTCCGCTTGCCCCTGTATGTCCCGCAGGCTTTGATTTGCGTTGCGTGCATCAACGTTGACGGCAACATTGGCGACGACAGACACGGCCCAACCCTCTTGTTAAAAGCAGTCTACCGGCGCCGCTTTAACTGACGCTTCTGCTCTTCATTCAATAGGTCAAAATATCCGCTCCACAACAGCAGCTCTTCAAAGGTCACCTCCGCGCTAAGTCGAGCCAACGTATAGCCCAACTCCTTGGCAACCCCAAGCTGCAGCAACAGCAGGTTGTCTTTCTTGAGTTCAGCCTTTAGCGCTTTTCATGTCAATTTCTTCCTCTTCCTCAGGGTTGGTCACGATCGCCAGCATCAATGCCTGCAAATCGGCGTCCATCACATCGTTCTTTAGCTCAGCGATTTCGCCAGCCTGAAACAAGCGCTTGCCAGTGTCGTCCACGGCCTTGGTGACCAGCAGGTTCAACGCAAAACCATTGGCGTCATCACCGCCAGGCATCTTCTGGGCGCGCTCACGCTCTGCCATGGTCAACGGCGCTGAGTAAAACTCAAACTCCGAACCATCAGTCAACGTCACCACACGCTTGATGGGCGTCAGGTTTGCAGCCTTTTTCAGGCGGGCAAGAGCTGACGAAGCAGGCGCAGGCATAAAAATGGGGTCTTTGTTATCACTTTAGACATAAAAAAGCCCCCGGTGCAACCCAGGGGCGAACATTCCAGCGGAAGCTTATCAGGCGGAGGTGCTGAAGTCGAAGGTAGGAACACCAGCCGGGCGGAAGGTGATCTCAACTTGCTGAGCGTCATCAGGGTTGATGTTCATGCTGGCAGTCAGCAGAACGGCATCCATTGCGATCGAACGGCTCAGTGCTTCGCTGCTCTGCTTGTCGGTGTAGAGCTTGAAGGCGCAACCAACTTGCTGCCGCTGCAGCACGTCTTCCACCATCCGGTTGGACAAAGCGGAATCTTCGTTGGTCACATATACCGTGGCGGTGCCGTTGCCATCAGCAAAACCAGGAATGTAAGCACGGAAGGGTGCATACTGACCGGCGGTTTGACCAATGGTGGTCACGTCGATTTCAGAACGGCTGATCTCAAAGGACCAGGATTGAACCTGACCGACAGCGGCGTAATCGGCGTAAGCAACTTGGAACTCGTTGGGAGCAGCTGCGGTGCCGTCGTCAGTGATGGTGATGGTGGAACCACCAGCAGTAGCCGAGACCTGGAGAACGCCGGTTGCCGGGGTGTAGGCAATGACGTAATAGGTGGTGCTCAGGCTGATGCCAGCAGGCAGGGTGCCGGTGCCAGCGCCGCCGGTTTGGCTGTTGACAACGCTGAATTCAACAGGATCACCAACTTTGAAGTTGAGATAAGGCTCAACCGTGATCTCGTCGTCTGCGACACTGACACCAGATTCACCGAAAGTACCGGTGGTGCCAGCGGGCTTGTAATAAAGGGCGCCGGACGTACCGGACAAAACAGTGACAGCCATTGTTGTGAACGGTAAGTGGCTAGAGGAATTCTAGCTTTGCTCGTAAGCTTCAAAAGTGATGGCTACTTGAGTCTGGAAGAATCCTTCTGGCGCAGCGGGTTCAATGGTGCGCGGACCATTTGCAGCGTCAAACTTTATATTTTCTAGCTGTAAACGTGAAAACAGGTCAATGCAGCGCTGAGCAATCGTCAGTCCAGCGCCAGGACCTTCACCGCGAGGGCTGAAGATGTTGAAGACAAGCGTGCCATTGCGACGATCAAAGCCATCACCAGTGCCGCGGCTTGATGTGGTCTGAATGGTCATGTAGGCAGAGTCGCCCCAAGTGATGCTGCTTTGAATCCAGCTGGCATTATTCGGCGGCGTGAACGGGACGTTCTGATACGCGACCTGAAGGACCGGAGCCAATGCAAACTCAGTTGCAATGCGGCTTTCAATATGCGAACGGAGAGTATTGAGGCTCATTGTTGGCGTCCGATACGGTCGGCTTCAGCGTTTACATAAGTCTGAAGGTCTTTGGCAATCGAATCAACCCAGCCTTCAGGAACGCCAGTGCGACGGCTTCCATTGATAGCCAGAGGTTCGGCGTAGATCAGATTGTTGTGCAGGCTGTACACGTTGCCAGCTTTCTCCTGCCCGAGCTGATAATTGACAGCATTGGGCGGGGGCGGTGTTGGGTAACTGCCTTCCGGTACGCCCTTGAATGGCGCAGCATTTTGACCAATCGCCCAGCTTGCACGAAAGCGGCCAGTATCAACGGGGCTGTTGTTCTTCAGTACCTTGTCAGCCTCAAGAACCGCGGCCTTCAGCAGATCATTGAATTGCTTTTCGGCGTAATCGCCAATATCGCCAATCTTGATCTGCCTGGCCATATCACTCTCTCAGGTACATCTCAAACACGATAGCCGTGTTGTCCTGCTCAATTCGATTGACCTGAATGCACTGAAAGACACGGCCAGACACCGACACCTGATCAGACACCGCAGGCTCAAAGGTAAGGTCAGCCGCTGCAATGGTCAGCTTCTTATCGCTGCCTTTAACCAGATCGTTGACCTCACGCTGTTGTACGTCTTCCAGTACACCTTTAATGGTGGTGTCGCTAGTGGTCGGCGTCGCTGTACCCGTTGTGGGGTTGTAAGCACCAGTGGTGACGCGACGAATCGTGATCGAACCGCCAAACTTTGTGATCAGCTTGCGAGCCGTTTTCTGCAGTGAGGTCGAAAGCGCCATCAGATCTTGTAGGCGATACAGGCTCCGTTCTGAAGCTGAATGCTCGTGAAATAACCAGTCAAGTGAGCGCCCTGATCAGCCGATGCACCGGCAAAGTTGCTGTCGGTGATGTTGGTAGACACAATCGCGGTGATCGTGCTGTTTTCGTAGAAGTCGATGTGGCTGAACTTGCCAGTGTGGGCAACCGTGTCAGTAATGACCTCAGCGCCAAGGGCGTAATTGACTTCAGATGCTCCGCCGTGTGACTTAGCCATGATCAGATGTTGTAAGCGATGACAGCGCCACCCGAGTTCAAGGTGAAGCTGGTGAACACGCCCTGAAGCTCAAAGCCAGCGGGCAAGCCTTCTCCAACCAAGCTATTGCCGGTGTAATTCTCAACGCCCAAAGCGCTGAACGATGTGTTGCCTTTGACGATGACAATGCGATTCCAGCGGCCAGTCTGAGCGGCAGTGGTATTCACAAAATCCCCACCAAGGCTATAAGCGGGGTCGATGCCGTTATGCCTGCCCATTGATCAGCTCCGCTTGATGGCAAAGTTTCCTGGTCCGCTAATTCTAAGTCCAGTCATATAGCGCTCATAGATCGGCGGGACACGATCAGCACCCGTGGCCATGGCGCTAGCCCCAGCCGTCTCAACGTTCAGGGTGCCGATCTGGACGCGCTTGTAATCCTCAAGGCCGCTAAGGCCCATGCCATCTTTGTTGTTGTTGAGGTAGACGGCCAACACGACCTGAGCCTGTTTGATCTGGTCAGGAATCTCGGTGTCGGTGTAATAGTCAGTGGTGATCTTGAACGGGAACCCGATTGCGTAGGTGTTGATGTAGGTGTCGGGCTTGCGAACACCAGTGCGGGGCCACTGCAAAGCTTGGGTGTCAGTAGCCCTTGCGCCTAGAAAGCGCTCACGATCAATGCGCTGCGTAGCGGTGTAAAGCGCACGGTTTTTCTGGTCAGTAGTAGCCGACGCCCATGCGGTCACGTCGTCGTTTTCGACCATGCCATCAATCAACGCCTGAGCATCAGCCAGGGTGAGATAGCTATTTGCGTTAGCACCGCCAACAGTGGCGTCAATCGTGATTGCCATCAGCAGGCTCCGCCTTGGGCTTTACCGTACGACGTTTTTTAGGCGCCGTTTGTTCCGGAGCTGATTCAAGTTTAGGGGTGG